TTGAGGCACTGAATACTCTCCTCAAGGCGGACGGCTTCCAGCTAAGGCCATCGGGGAGCATCTCAGGACATTCGGCGTTCGCGGTGAATCGAATCAGTGGTGGCGTATCTGGCGCGCCCAAGAATTTGATCTTCGCGTCAACGGGTCCGAAGCCCGAGATCGTCATCCAGGATGCCATCAACAACGACATCCGAATCGTAAGGAATGAAGAGCACTGCCTCGTGTACGACCGCCCGATTCAGGCCAACGGACTTACCAAGGAGGAGATGCTCTCGTGGTGGAAGGAACGGCAAGGCATCCAGGACGAATCAGATGCACGGCGATCGCTTTCTCAACGTCTGATGGCATCCCTCGCATCGGACGGCGAACGAAACGTATTCAGCGTCTACTACCGGGCATTCAAGGATCTCGGCGATAAGCTGCCAGCCCTCATTCCGCAGGTCTATCTGCATTACGACCCATACACGCTGGCACAGCTCGGCGGGGTTGGACGCTTATCTCGGCAACGCATGGACTTCCTACTCCTCTTTAGCGACGCAGGCCGTGTGGTCGTCGAGGTTGACGGATCTCAGCACTTCGCTGAGGACGGGAAGCCATCCCTCGCCAGGTACGCGGACATGGTGGCGGCCGATCGTGACCTCCGGCTCGCCGGGTACGAGGTCTATCGCTTCGGGGCCAACGAGCTCACCGGCCACGGATCGGCAGAACGGATCGAAGCATTCTTCCGGCGCTTACTTCGGAAGCACGCGGCCCTGCCTGGGGCTGGTCTCGCTCAGTGAAAACATGCCAGCCGAACCGGAGATGCGGACTCGGGTTCAATTCCGCAAATGGGAATCGAACTGGCGTCCTGTCTGATGCACTTGGCTGGTGCCCCCGGCCGGGCAGAACTGGTAGGATTGTTGGCAGTTGGGGCTGGATTCCGCACCTTTCCGCAGGACTTCATAGCGGTTCTAAGGCGCTGAGTTACATAGGTTTGGCGCAGGGTTCCACCCCACCACCATTTACCCAAGGCCAACCCTTATCGGTTGGCCTTTTTTCTTGCGCGTTCCCCGCGTGTTGGCGCGTGTTCACGGCGTGATCTTGCGGACGCAGCCTTTGAGCTCGGACCGCCTTCGCCCCTCACGGCCTCTCTGTTCTCTGTTTTTCGCTCAGTGTCCGTGGAGGACTCCGGGGACCTGTACGTGCTCCATCAAGGACTCAGCGGCGCCGGTTGCAGTCGGCAACTGCCCGGCGGCGGCGACCGAGAGAGATCGTCAGGCCGCAAAAAGGCCGCCCGAAGGCGGCGGCGATGTGATGACAGGGCCCGTCAGGGCATCGAGGCCAGCACCCGGATCTGCTCGGCCCAGCCATAGGGCCACGGGCGTCCCAGCAGTCGCTCGACGGGGAACTCGGGGGTGGCGGCGAGGCGCTCCACCAACTCGGGGGCCAGCAGGGTCAGCCGCATAAGGCGATGGACCTGCGAGACGTCCATCCCCTCGGCTTTGGCGATCTCGGCCGCCGAGGCAACCCGTCCCTCGGTGAGCAGCCGCTGCCAGTGGTGCGCCAGCCCAAGCGCTCGCAGGAGCGCGGTGTCCGGGATCTCGGTGCGCACGGAAGCGGCCCAGGTCGAGTGCGCCTCGACGGCCGTCCGGACCCCAGGGGGTGGGATCACCGCGCGCCGGGTGCCACGCTGGACGAGCCGCCAGGGCAGAAAGGTTTCCAGCTTCACGCCGCCCGCCGGCGTCGGCAGTTTCTGGGTGACCGGCGCTCCCTCGATGCGTCCCCGGTGCTTCGTGCTCACGCTTTCTCCTCGAAGCGCCGCACGATCTCGCGCTGGGCCGCCCAGTCCACCGGCAGCGGGTGGCGCTGGAACCAGATCAGGCTCATCCGGCGTGGCTGCCGCCCGGCCATCAGCATCTCGACGATGTCGGGCGCGAGCAGCGTCAGGCGCAGCAGTTCGTTGACCACCGAGTGGTGCAGCCCTTCGGCGCGCGCAATGGCCGAGCCGCTCGGCATGGCGCCGCTGTCCAACAACCGCTGCCAGTGGAAGGCCCTTGCCATCCCTTCGATGAGCGTGCTGTCGTGCGTGTCCCGGTCCTCGGCCTTGTGCTGAACCAGCCGGCGCACGCCGCGCCGCCGCAGGGTCAGCGGCACAAAGGTTTCGCGAACTCCGTCTTTCATGCTTCGACCTCCAGCAACTCGGCGCCGATGCTCCTGGGCGCGAACTCGCCAATCAAAGCGTCCCAGCCCAGTTCGCGCCACTTCACCTTGATCCCCTGCATCTCGTCGGTGTGGACGAGGTCGACGCGCTCGATCATGAGGTTGGCAATGCGGTGCCGCTCGACCGGGAAGAGCTGATCCCACACGTCGTTCAGCCGCCCCATCGCCATCACGACGGCGGCTTCGTCCATGGGCGCGCCCTGGCGCTGGACCTGGCGCACGACGGCGGCGACGGATTCGGGGCTGGTGAGCACGGTCCGGATCTGGGCCACGACCGCCGCTTCGATCTCGCCGGCGGGCAGGCGCTCGTAGCTCTTGCCGGGTGCGCCGAACCGGCTCTCAGACTTGGAGACGTAGTACTGGTACTTGCGCCCGTTCTTGCGCGAGTAGGTCGGGTACATCCGCTCGCCCGAGGGCGCGTACAGCAGTCCGCGCAACAGCGCGTCGTTGCGCGAGCGGATCTTGGTGTCCACCGACCGCGCGTGGCTGTCGCGGGCCAGCACCGCATGCACCTGATCCCACAGCTGGCGTTCGATGATCGGCTCGTGCTGCGCCGGGTACCACTGGCCGCGATTTGACAGTTCTCCGAGATAGATGCGGTTGCGCAGCACCTTGTGGATGTACTTCTTGTCGATGCGCGTGCCGGTACGCACGCGGCCGTCCTGGGTCGTCCATGCCTTGGTCGTGACGCCCTCGGCAGTCAACCGGGCGGCGATCTGCGTGGGTGATCCGATGGTCAGCATCTCCTCGAACATCCGCCGCACCACCGCCGCCTCGGCTGGGTTGACCACCAGTTGGCGGTTGACCACGTCGTAGCCGATGGTGGGCACGCCGCCCATCCACATTCCCTTCTTCTTGGCGGCGGCGATCTTGTCGCGGATACGCTCGCCGGTGACCTCGCGCTCGAACTGGGCGAAGGACAGCAGGATGTTCAGCGTCAGCCGCCCCATCGAGGTGGTGGTGTTGAACTGCTGCGTGACCGACACGAAGGACACGCCCTGGCGCTCGAACACCTCGACCATCTTGGAGAAGTCGGCCAGGCTGCGCGTGAGGCGGTCGATCTTGTAGACCACCACGATGTCGACCAACCCGCGCTCGATGTCGGCCAGCAGACGCTTGAGGGCCGGCCGCTCGGTGTTGCCGCCGGAGTAGCCGGGGTCGTCGTAGTCGTCGACGACCGGAATCCACCCCTCGGCGCGTTGGCTGGCGATGAAGGCATGGCCCGCCTCCTTCTGCGCGTCGATGGAGTTGAACTCCTGGTCGAGTCGTTCATCCGACGACACCCGGCAGTAGACCGCGCAGCGCTTGCGCGGCTTCGAGGATGCGATCTCCGCCATCAGACACCTCCCTTCAGGCCGAAGAACAGCGGGCCGCTCCAATGCTGGCCGGTGATGTGCCGCGCCACGGCGGTCAGGCTCTTGAAGCGGCGGCCTTCGTATTCGAAGTGACCGTCGGCGTCGACCGTCACCCGATGCTCGCGCTCGCCCCATTCGCGCAGCAGCACAGTGCCTGGCGCGAAGTCGAACTTGCGCGGGCGCGCGCGCAGTTTGATCTTGGAGTGCTTGACGCCGATGGCCTCAAGGCGCTGGCGCGTTTCGGGTGCGAGTCCGCCGAAGGCTTCTTCCTGCAGCTTGTAGGCGATGCGGGACTCGACGTGCGTGCGATTCGGATGTTCGGGCCGGCGCTCGAAGTACCGGTCCCACAGGACCCACAGCTCGGCCATCGGGAGATGACCCAGGTCGGCGATCCGCGCCGCAATGGACGCTGACTTCTCGTTCATGACAACTTCTCCGTTGGATAGGGGGTTGCATGAACGCGCTGGTCGGGCAAGAAGCCAAGGTCAACCGGACTCTCTGTTGGAGGCTCGGCGGTCGTGCCGCGGACGATGGCTGCCGCAAGGATGCAAGTGATCTCAGCAGCACGGGCGGCGGGCTGCATCTCCGCGGGAGATGGAAGTTCGAGGTTCTTCATGACGGATCTAGGGAGTCGAAACCGTCAGTGATGGTCCGCGAGGCCGTCCGAAACGGATGGCAACGCATAGCAATGCGTCTCTATCTTGCAAATCTCGTTTCGCAAGAATACAATGCGGTTCTTTCCTCAGAGGACTGCCATGCTCGACCGTCTTTCCCCTCGCTTGGTGGGCTATCGCGTGAAAGCTGCACGCGAGGGCAAGGGCTGGACGCAAGAACAGTTGACTGCCGCGATGGGCATCAACGATCGGCAGACGCTGTCGGACATCGAGAAGGGCAAGCGGCTGGTGAAGCCAGATGAGTTGGTCCTGCTGTCCGACGTGCTCGACCGCGACGTCGAGTTCTTTCTGGACCCGTTCGCTGTCACCGGCGAGGCCCAGTTCAACTGGCGCGCAGCTCCCGAGATCGACGAGGCGAGCCTGGACGCGTTCGAGCTAAAGGCGGGCCAGTGGATTGGCCTCCTGCGATGGCTGAGGGCGTCAGAGAACCAGCAAGGCCCGCTCAAGCACAGCCTGCGGCTCACCGCGCAGTCCTCGTTCGAGGATGCCCAGGCGCGGGCCGAAAGCCTCGTACAGGCGCTGGAGTTGGGTGATGTGCCCGCCGAGCGCCTGATCGAGCGCGTGGAGCGCGGTCTCGACATTCCGGTGCTGTTCGTGGATACCGTCCAAACCGAGGAAGGCGAGTCGATTTCAGGCGCGACCTGCCACTTGCAGGATCTGGGCGTCATCCTTATCAACCGTCACGAGCCCGAATCGCGGCGCTTCTACGACCTCGCGCATGAGCTGTTCCATGCGCTGACTTGGGACGCGATGCAGCCCGACCACCGGGAATCGAACTCGGTTGAGGACCGCTCCCGGGGCAAGCGCATCGAGCAACTGGCCAACAACTTCGCGGCTGCGCTGCTCATGCCGACGGCATCGCTGGACCGTCTGATTGACCGACGCCGCATCGACGACGCAGCCCACCTAGCGGGGATTGCAGCCCAGCTGCGCGTGGCGCCGGCAGCGCTGGCGTGGCGGCTGTTCAACCTGCGATGGATCACGGAGCCGACGCGCCAGGCGCTCCTGTCTGAGCGGCAGCGGCTCTCGCGATCTGCAATTCCGAAGCGTTTCTCGCCTGTGTTCGTTGCGATGCTGCATCGGGCGATCGACCATGGGAGGCTGTCGGCGCGTAAGGCAGCTAAGGCGATGGGCATGAGCCTCACGCAGCTGGTCGACCTGTTTGCTGAGCATTCCTTGGCTGCACCCTATGAGCTTTGAGGTGCGCCCGGAATGCAGCAGGTCGTCGCTCCTCACGCCCGGGTCCGCGTTTTCGTCGACACCAATGTCATCCTCGAAGCCTTCCGCGTTGGGTGCTGGTCATCACTGGCAACTACCTTTTCGATTGAAACCGTCGAGAAGTGCGTCGAGGAAGCCCTGACAGGGGACCCGACTGATCCGCGCCACGTAGCTGTCGATCGCGACGTTCTGGTCGCAGGTTTGTCGGCGCGCCACCCGGTTGACAAACGCACCATCGCCAGGTTCGGGCTTGCCCATCCGGCCAGCGCTGGACTCGACGCCGGGGAGCTTCACTTGCTGGCCTGGCTCCATGACCAAGGATTGATGGGGACAGTCAAGCTGCTGCTATCGACGGCGGACAAGGCGGCGATCGTCGCCGCCGGTCGTCTCGACTGGCTCGATCTGGTGACGTCTCTGGAGCAATTGGCCCAGCAAGCCGGCGTCGGCCGAGTTCAGATCGACCAAATGGCTCGCCACTACCGCCAGCGGTGGCTCGATGAGATCAAGGTGAAGGTCCGTCTCGGGATCATCCCCTGACAGGAAGGTTGAACAACAAGAACGAACAATGACCCAGGCGAAGAAGAACACTGCCTCGTTCCATCGGTTTGTTGAAACCGCATCCCTTGGTGCCATTCGGACGCTTTGCGACAGCGTCAGCGACCTGGCAGGTCAGCTGTGGGCACGTCCGCGCTCGCGCAACTGACGCCTGAGGCCGATGCCCAGACGTGTGCCCAGGCTCGACGGGCGCTGTCCGACGGCTGCCGACATCTGACCACGGAATCCCTGTCGAGGCTTGAAGGCGATGCGCGACGGGTGATCGCATTGGCCGAAGGCAAAGGTCCCGCGGCAATCAAAGTCGTCGAGCGCGACATCTACAAATTCGATGATCCGGAAGGCGGACTACGTGCCGGCTTTGATGCACAGACCGACGACCTTGGGAGATCGGTGTTCCTGCTGATTCGGGTGCCCCAGCTGTTCGAGGAGGCCGAGCGATTCCACTTCGCCGAGCACTATCGGAATTTCGGTCGCCTCTATGAAGCCTTCGAGGTCGACTGCGACCAACTGGCGCAATTCGAGTGGAACGAAGCCGCCAAGGCCGCGTTCGAGACCAAGATCAAGGAGCAGCTGCAGATCTCCGGTCCTTGCCTCATTCAGCACTTCGAGGTCTCCCAGTCTGATGACGGTGCGGGTTCGCCTTCACTACACATGTTCTTGATCCGGCATGCCGGAATGACCAGCAGCGTCCAGGACACCTTGCCCGATCTCTCTCTACAGCCCATCCACTACAAGCCTCCGGTCGAAGCAACACTGCTATTCGAACCTGCCCAGAAACGGATCGAGGTATTCGCCGAGCAGGCAGCCGAGCGTCCGCTGATCGCCGCTGCGTTTGCGGAAGTCGCGACGGGATCAGATCTGTCAGGTAGGCCGATGTCGCTTCGCCAGTACAACATGGAGCGCTTCTATCGGTCGCTTCATCTGTCGCAAGCAGAGGTGGAACATCTTGGTGTGTTGGACGTTCGAGTGGTCGAGGCCGAAGCGCGGCCGCAGAACCTCAAGCGCCGTGTGGTGGTAAAGGTCGACAAGGACGACGACATCGATACCGCAGCGCGCGCCATGCTCGGCGACAACAACATCTTCAGCCGGGCAACGCTGATCAGCCGGGTCGTGATCAACCTGCGGTTCGAACGTAACGGTAAGGAGGTGAACCTGCCGATCACGCTGAGCGCGCCTAATCGTTGCAACCTAGCAAGCCGTCACGACCCGCGCGACCGCGAGTTGGGCTATGCGGTTCTTGAGGCCTACGGCATCGTCAGATCGGTCGCGCCACTCGATGCCGCGAGCGAGGCCGGGCAGTTCAGCGCGATGCTGCGGTTGTATGAGTCGGATTGTGCGGAAGTGTCCCGCGCTGAACTGCACAACTGGGGCGCGGACGTTTCCGTGCTGCGGTCGGCGGGCTTCCTGGTTCCGAAGGCGCGGGCATCATTTGTCACCCGAGTTCGCGACGATGGGACGGTACTCCAGGCGCCAGTGCGTTCGATTGAAGGGCGGCTGGTCTTTGACGACCCGCAGACCGGACTCCTGGTTGCGGTTGATCCCAGCGAGTTGGAGCGATTCGAGGTCAAGCGGGACTGGCTCACCGAGCGTGTCATCAAGGGGTTGCGCGGTGCGATGCGCATGGGGCGCACGCCGCGGTCAACCGGTCCCGTCGTGAAGCTCGGTACGCTGGTCGACGGAAACGACGATGTTCCGGTGCACCTGGCTCGCTGCCTTGACCGAATGGATGTCATTGCCTCTGTAGACAGCAGTCTGCGCGGCGACGGTCAGTCGGGCTGGGGTGTGGTTCTGACAGCCACGGGGGTTTGTCCTGAGTTCCTCGGGGCGAACGTCATCGTGCAGCTGGCTGACGTCCTGACAGCGGCCCAAGCTGGAATCACCGTCGACCAGACACGGCTGATGCAGATCCTGCGCGATGGTCGCCAGCGGGCCTTCGCAGCGGCTGTTCCTGATCTGCGCATCACCTGCGATATCGCGGGCAAGGAAACGGCCACGCTCATCATCCCTGGCAAGTTGCCGTTCTCTCTCGTCGGGGGCAAACAAGTTCTGGTGGTCGAGCGCTTGATGCAAGCGCATCGCGCAGGCAATCCGGTTGTGACCGGTGGCGCGCTGTTCGAAGGCATGAGCAGCAAGTCTCCTGCCCAGCTCTTTACTGGCGATACCTGGAAGCAGTACATCGGGCATCCACCCGACAAGTCCCGGGGGTGGATGCTGCTGCTCTGATCGCTACATCTGGAGGAGTCAACGCCGTGCGGGCTGCCCTTGGGCAGCCCGTTCTGCTTCTGGCATCCACCTACATTCGACCTACAAAACATCAGCGGACGACCTACAGACCGATTCGAAGAATGAGACGTGCCCTTTCACTACACAGGAGCACATCTCGTGAATACCCGAGTCCCTTCTGTTCAGACGCGCAGCCAATCTGCACGCTGGACGCAATCTGCAGGCGAAGTCCGCCTCGCCCTCAACGAGCATGAACTGGCGGCCCGCTGGGGCCTGTCGGTCAAGACCCTACGCCGCTGGCGTCAAGAGCAGCTCGGCCCAGTCTTCTGCAAGCTGGGCGCCCGCGTCACCTACCTGATCTCCGAAGTCGAAGCTTTCGAACGGCGCGTCTCGCGCTACTCGACCTTTGCTCGGGCGTACCAGTGAGGGAGATGGCCATGAGTGACCTGACCGTATTCCCCGCCGACATTGCCGCGATGTCGGTCGGCCAATTGGCCGCGCTTCCGCCTGACCAGAAGGCCGAGATCTCCCGCAACCTCGACGAAGCCCTTGATTGGCTCAAGAAGGCGCGCGCCAAGTTCGACGTGGCGCTGGATGCGGCCTATGGCGAACAGGTCCGCGCTGCGCGCTTCGAGGCCGGCAAGGACTTCGGCGTCATCCATCTCCAGGACGGCCCGCTGCGCGTCACGGTTGACACCCCGAAGCGCGTGTCCTGGGACCAGGCGCAGCTCGCTGCCACCGCTCGGCGCATCGCCGAGGCCGGCGAGAAGGTCGAGGACTACCTGGACGTCGAGTTCAGCGTCTCCGAGTCGCGCTTCAACAACTGGCCCGCGGCTCTGCGCTCGCAGTTCGAGGCCGCGCGCACGGTCAAGCCTGGCAAACCCACGTTTCGGCTGACCTTGACCTCGGAGGACTGATCCATGAACAACGAACTGATTCCGTTCGATTTCGAGGGCCGGCCGGTCCGTGTTGTCACCGACGTACAAGGCGAGCCGTGGTTCGTCGCGGCGGATGTCGCCCAGTCGCTCGACTACCGCATGGCCAGCGACATGACCCGCTCGCTCGATGACGACGAGAAGGGTACGCAGACTGTGCGTACCCCCTCGGGCGATCAGGAGATGCTGGTCATCAACGAATCCGGCCTGTACTCGGCGATCCTCAAGAGCCGCAAGCCCGAGGCCAAGCGTTTCAAGCGCTGGGTGACCCGCGAGGTGCTGCCGGCCATCCGCAAGACGGGTCGCTACGCGCTGTCTGGAACACCGGCACTGCCTGCCCCGACCCAAGACCGTGTGAGCTCGATTCTGCTGATCGGCGAGGCCGTCGCCAAGGTTCCCGGGGTGAAGCCCGGCATCGCGATGGCGGCCACGCTCACATGCATCCACGAGAACACGGGCTTGGCGGTCGAGACCCTGCGACGCGCGCTGCCGGCCGCGAACGAGGCGATTTACTCGCTCAACGCCACCCAGCTCGGCAAGCTGCTCGGCCTGTCTGCCAAGGCCACCAACCAGCGTCTGGTCCAGCACGGCCTGCAGTTCCGCAACGAACGCGACGAGTGGGAGCTGACCGAGGCCGGCGAGGCTTGGGCCGAAGCGATGCCGTACTCGCGCAACGGGCACAGCGGCTATCAGATTCTCTGGAACCCCGCCGTCGCCGAGCAGCTGAAGGAGGTGGCGTGATGGCCCTTCCCATCATCACCGCCGACCAACGTCTGCGCGAGAAGCAGGGCGTGAAGCTCGTGCTTCTGGGCAAGAGCGGCATCGGCAAGACCACCCAGCTCAAGACACTGCCCGAGGCCTCGACTCTGTTCGTCGATCTGGAGGCCGGCGACTTGGCCGTCAAGGACTGGCGCGGCGACTGCGTGCGTCCGACCACCTGGCCGGAGTTCCGGGATCTGGTCGTATTCCTGGCCGGCCCCAACCCGGCATTACCGCCCGAGGCGCCGTTCTCGGACGCGCACTACCGGCACGTGTGCGAGCGCTACGGCGACCCGGCGCAACTGGCCAAGTACGACACCTACTTCGTCGACAGCATCACTGTGCTGGCGCGGCTGGCGCTGATCTGGTCGAAGGCGCAGCCGCAGGCTGTGTCCGAGCGCACTGGCAAGCCGGACACGCGCGGCGCCTACGGACTGCTCGGTACCGAGATGCTGACCGCGCTCACCCACTTGCAGCATGCCCGCGGCAAGCACGTCGTGTTCGTCGCGATTCTCGACGAGCGCATCGACGACTTCAACCGCAAGGTGTTCGTGCCCCAGATCGAGGGCGCCAAGACCGCTGCCGAACTGCCCGGCATCGTCGACGAGGTGGTGACGCTCGCCGAGATCAAGGCCGAGGACGGCAGCGCCTACCGCGCCTTCGTCACCCACACCCTGAACCCCTACGGCTACCCGGCCAAGGACCGCTCCGGTCAGCTCGATGTGCTGGAGCCGCCCGACCTGCGCGCGCTGATCGAGAAGTGCGCCGCCGCCACCCATATCCCGAACACCACCAAGGAATAAGCCATGACCGCTTGGAACGACTTCAACGACGCCGAACAGCAGCAGACCTTCGACCTGATCCCCAAGGGCACGGTCGCCCGAGTCCGGATGACTATCAAGCCCGGCGGATACGACGACCCGGTGCAGGGCTGGACCGGTGGATACGCCACGCAGAGTTTCGAGACCGGCTCGGTCTACCTGGCCTGCGAGTTCGTCGTGCTGGAGGGCGAGTACGCCCGCCGCAAGATGTGGAGCAATGTCGGCCTGCACAGCCCAAAGGGACCGGCGTGGGGGAACATGGGGCGGAGCTTCGTCCGTGCCGCGCTGAACTCTGCGCGCAACATCCGCCCTCAGGACAGTTCGCCGCAGGCCGCCGCTGCCCGTCGCATCCAGGGCTTCCACGAGCTCGATGGCCTGGAGTTCGTTGCGCGCATTGACATCGAGAAGGACGGGCGCGGCGAACTGCGCAACGTCGTGAAGATGGCGGTCGAGCCCGACCAGGCGGACTACGCCCAAGCGTTGGGCGCGGCGCCTGTACCCGCTGCGGTGACGCGTTCTGCATCTGCACCGGCGGCTCCCATGCAGGCAGTCCGCCCTGCCGTCCCTGGCAAGCCCGCCTGGGCGCAGTGAGGGGGCGGATGAAATGCTGGGTCTGCAAACGACAGGCCCGGGGCTTCGGCCACACCGACAACCGGCACGGTGTCGGCGATCCCCGGCGCTACCCCATCGACTGGGTGTTCTGCTCGCGTCGCTGCCAGGAGGCGTTTCACGCGCTTTACGGCAACTGGCTGCGCGTGAAGGAAGGGGCGCGAAACGAGACGGAGGTCACCATGATCGATCCGTCTGACGTCGAACTGGCCGCCATGCGCAAGTGCCTCAAGGCTTTCGGCGAAGCGGCAGGCGAGATCGGCTTTGCCAAGCCACTCGGTGAGTACGCGGAGGCCGAGGCGTTGCAGGTCATCGACGCCATCGTCACCTGCTACACGGAGGCGATGGTCGAGCACCATGAGGTGACCAAGTACCCCTCTGTGCGCGGAATGGCGCCAACGCCCGACCCTATGAGGGCGGATGCGAGCCCATTCGCCGACATGGCCGACGACCTGCCTTGGGAACATCCCGGGCAGCAGACCAAGGGGAAGAAGCCATGATGGACTTCAACTCCTCGGCCAGTCTCTCTGGCCTTCTGACCGCGTTGATCGATACCGGGATGCAGCGCGCCCGGGCAGCGCAGCCGCGACGCACCTATCTGGGCGCATCGCGCCTCGGTGCCGAGTGCGAGCGTGCATTGCAGTACGAGTACGCCGCGGCTCCGGTCGATGCCGGCCGCGACACTGACGGGCGCATCCTGCGCATCTTCGAGCGCGGTCACGTCATGGAGGACTGCGCGGTGACGTGGCTGCGTGCGGCGGGCTTCGATCTGCGCACACGCAAGGCCAACGGCGACCAGTTCGGCTTCACCGCCTTGGACGGCCGCCTGCAGGGGCACGTCGATGGCGTGATCGTGGCCGGTCCCGACTTGGGTCATGGCTTCGGGTATCCGGCGCTGTGGGAGAACAAGTGCCTGGGCTC